AGAGTCAAGCTCGTGATGTACGGGCAGTAAACCACACCGCAGTTTGAAAGGCCTTCGCCCTTGTAAGCGATGAGCACTTCACCGTTGTCAAGGTTCGTCATCGGATCAACAGCGTTGTTGTCGATGAACACCTTGATGTTGCCGTTCAGAGTACCTGCGGCAGCAGTAGCAGAGCTACCGTTGACGTTCGTAACGATCTTGCTGAAGTTCGGAGCAGCGATCTGCATAGCAGTTGCGATGTCCGGAGATACGACAGCGATGTTACCGGCAGAGGTACGAGTGCTTGTTCTGATGTTGTTAGAGGCTGCGATCACCTTAGCGACGATGTTAGCGAGTCTCTCTTGTGACCAACGGCCGTTCCAGCCGTCACCGAAGCCGCCCTGATTGCTTCCGTTAGATGTTCCGTTCGGAGTTCCCTCTTTGAACTTGAACACCTTCGGGGTGCAGAGAGCCTTGCAGTGAGCGATAGTCTCACGGTCAACTTCCTGAACGAGTTCTTCCTGGCAGGTTCTGATCATCTCGCTCATCATGTCGAGGTGCTGCATAGACTCAACGTCCTGAGCAGACTCGATAGAGAAGCTAGAACCGACCTTTCTCGTCTTAGCAGCCACGACCTGCGTAGCAAGCATGAGACCGAGTTCCGGCCACTTCTCGAACTTGTTCGGATCACCGCCGAGCTTCCAGTGCTCAGCTGCTTCCGTCTCGACTGCAGTACCAGCGTCTGGTGCGCCGGCCTGGTTAGCAGTAGAACCAGTGAAGCCAGAGAATCTGGCAACGTGCTTCCAAGCAGCTTCAATGATCTGTGTCGGATCAGCTGTCTTGTAGATTCTACGAACTGCGCATGCGAGAGAAACCGGACCAGCCATCGGCTGAACACCAACTAGAACGTTGGCGAACATGTCCGGGAAAGCTCTACGTACGATAGCCATGGAGATGTTCGGGAGAACACCCTTGCCTGGACCACCGTGCGGGATGCCCTGGTTGAGACCAGTAGCGCCACCGACTCCCATGCTAAAATCTTCGTCAAGTCTCATGCCTTTTCTGACCCAGCGGTCTTGGTTTTCAAGCAACTTTGCAGTGTTAGCACGAATATACTTGTCTGGAATAGAAGCAACTGAGAGTGCATTCGGCTTTTCGCTCCATGCCTCTGTGATTGTTTTCTGTTGATTAAGTATCTTCATCTCTTTTACTCCTTGAAAATTCTTACATCTCGACGTACTTAGCCACAGAGGTTAGGTAGTCATCTGATGTTTCGTCGAGTCTCTTAGACTCTTGTCTTGTTTTGATACGCTCGTTTACGAAATCGTTCGTGTTGTCTTCAACGAAAGACTTGCTGAACTTAGCTGGCTTCTGGTCTCTCTTGGCGCTCTCTGCGACGAGTGAGCGTCTCTCGACCATTTGAACCTTGCTATCGCGAACAGCTTGTTCTCTGGCTTCCTGGATTCTGCGTGTTGATTCTTTGATCATTCCCACGTAAGAATCGACGTCAGCCTTCGTTGTAGCGAAAGACTTGTCTGCGAAGAACTTCTTAACGTTTGCAGCGTCTGCTCTGCTAAGATCGACTGTCTTCTCAGCCAATAGTGCACGCTTTGCGTACTTCTCGGTCTTGTCTGTCAGCTCCATGTTCTCGTTTATCTGAGCCTTGAGAGTCTCTTCGAGCTCAGCGATCGTTGCTTGAGCTTCTTTGAGCTTCTTATTCCCAGACGTATTGAGAGGAACGTACTGCTCTTGGAATAGGTTCTGGATTCCCTTGATGATCGGGGCGAAGGTCTCGTTGACAGCAGCGCTCTTGATGAGATCTGGAGAGATCTTCTCCGTGATAGCATAGTCAAGATAGCGGTCAAGCTGTTCGAGGATCGACTCTTCCATCAAAGCCAACTCTTTTTCGTACTGTTCTGAAAAAGCCTCGGGCACGTAATTCTTGATGTACTCTTCGCACTTCTTCTCGACTTCCGCTACCTGCTCGTTCAGCTTCAGAGAAGCGTTCTTAGCGATAGTAGCAGTCTTGATTGCAAGGTACTTCTCAGAGAGGTCGTTTATTTCCTTCTCTTTCACCTTAGCTCTCTCGTCGACTTGAAGAGCGATATACGCTTCGGCTCTTTCAGAAATTAGATCGGTTTCGGCTTTGACTCTAGCGTCAACGGCTTCATTGAAGGCGTTCTTGACTTCGTCAAGATCCTGTGCTGAGATACCGAGCGCTTGGAGCTTTTCTACGATTTTATCCATCTATTTCCTCCGGCTTATGTGTTATATACAATTGAGAAATTCTCATTTTTTTGCTTTTTTTACACTTTTCTTGAAAAAAGTTAACAAATTGTCTAAAAATGGTCTACAACGGGTCTAAATTCCGTCCATCAGGTCTCTAGTTTTGTCTAGTTCGCTGTTAGACTTGCTGGTCTCGACCTTCTTGTCTATCTGAAGAGACTGAAGTCCCTCACGTATCTTCATCGTGTAGTAGTTCTTCGTTCTATCGTCAGCGCCCTCTAGAGATCTCTTTACGATGTCCGTGAACGACTTGTCATTTATGATATCTTTGAAGTCTTCTGGAAGAAGCTTCTTTCCGTTCGATATCAGCTCGATGACTTTCTTAGCGGCTTCTAGCTCGCTCAAGTCGACCTCATTAGACATTATCGTCTTGTTAAGACCGCTGAGAACGTTCTCGACTTGATATGTCGTTGTTCCGCTCGGAGCAGCGTCTGCTGGACTAGCGCTCGGATCAGAAGGTCCCTTAGTGAAGTCTGGATCGTCCTCTCTGTCTGCGTACTTGTCTTCGTTCGAAGACTGAGTGTCGTCTCCGACAGATCCAGTAGAGCCGTCTGATCCAGAGTCGCCTCCGAATCCTCCTGCGTCACCGCCGCCGAAGTCGTCGAATCCTCCGCCAGATCCGCCAGCGTCGTCAAATCCGCCAGCGTCTCCTCCCAAGTCTTCACCTCCACCGTCTCCGCCGCCAGGGTCTCCGCCGCCGAGATCTCCTGGACTGTCGTCTCCTGATGCGTCTGCTCCGCCATCAGCTGGGGCGTCATCTTTCGGCGCATCGTCGTCAGCTTCGGTCAGAATCTTGACGAAGTCTATCGGCTTCACAGACTCGCTGACGTATTTCTTTATCTCTGATAAGATATCTCTATCGTCCATCATCATATCTCCTGCTTCTCTAATGCCTCTTGAAGATTCTTCCTTGACATCTTGAATGTGTTCGTGCACATTAGATAGTCGAAGATCCTCCTGTTCAACTTAGCCTCTACGTTCTCGTTGATCAACAGCGTCATTATTCTGATCTTGTCTTTCTGCATTATAGACTCGGCGATTATGTCGAACGTCTTCGAGTACATGTCGTAGAGAACGTCATAGTCTGACAGATCCTCACGATTGCAGAGACTCATGATCAGCTTTCTAAGAAAGGACTCCTTCTTGCTGATTCTGTAGAAAATCGAAAATTTAGTGTATAGAGGTCTTCCCATTGATTTATTTATTCCTCTTTTCTACTGAAGGTTGAATTTTGGGAGATCTTCTATATTGACTTTCTCGATCTTCGGAATAGCGCTCTTCACGAGCTTCAGAATCTCAGACGACTGGAATGTGAAATTGTTGTTGATCTGAGTGATGTTTGTCTGTCCGCCAGCCGAAGCTTGTTCCTTCGCTAGATCGTGCTTGATGTTTCCTGTTCCCTTGTCTTCTACTATCTTGTAGTCTGTGACCATCTGGTCTATCTTCGCTAGACGCATCACGTTGTCTGCCACTAGCTTAGACAAGTTGCCGTACACTTCGAAAAGATGAGGATTTGTTCCTATCTTCAGCTGTGACTCTATCACGTCCATGACAGCTCTGTTGTCTGAAATCAGAGTCTTGAGCTGAGCTTTCATGTAAGCTCTGTCTTCTAGATCATATCTCTGGATTATCTCGGCCTTCTTCTCGAGCTGGACTATCTGTTTGTGATCATCTTTCGCTCTCTTCTTCAACTCTGCTACTGATGGACCAGTCGGCTCGTCTGGAACTGGAGTCGGAGGCTCTGGAGAGTTCGGGAACGGCTCTTCTATCACATCTTCGTCCAAGAAGCTCATCGGATTTGGCGGTTCTACGGATTCTGGCTCGGGCGCTTCTTTCGGCTTCACAGTTCCGTCGTCCCTCACGTCATCTATCTCGAATTCTCTGACTAGAGCATCTATAGAAGTTTCTACGCTCATTTAGTTCCTCTCTATAAGTTCATATCATATTTATAGCTGCAAAAACGGCTGCTATAGATAGCAGCCGTCTGAGTGTGAGGTGAAAAATCGACTAGAATATCTTCAGCTTTCTCGGCTTGAAGAACTCTTTCAGTCCGTCAAGCTTCTTCGCGATGACCTTGTCTATCGACTTCATGTCATCGTCTATTCTGCCGAGCTCCTTGAGGTTAGATTCGATCTGCTTCTGAACTTTCGATATGTCGATCTTCTTCAGAGCAGACAGCTTGAAGTCTAGTACGTACTCGGCGCCCTCTCTTTCCTTTCCGCTCCCTTTCAGGAACGGTATCTTTCCAGTCAGGTACTTGACTGGATCATCAGACTCCAGAGACTTCTTGATCACGTCTAGCTTCTCAGCAGCGAAGCATCTGCAGCGGTCCTTCATGATCTTGTCTTCGATAGTCTTCTTCTCGACAGAGAGAAGCTGAGCTTCGACCTTTCTTCTCCAGTCTATCCATATCTTCATGTAGTCGATGAGACCGAGGTTCAAGAGCTTCGTGTCGACATCTCTAATTTCTGGCGTCTTCGACAGAGATCTGTCGAGCGCGTAGTACTGAACTGGCTGTGAAGTTCTCAAGTGCTTGTGAATCTCGTCTTCGAATGTGTTCTCTCCGTAGAACAAGACTTCGAAGTTGCACGGATTCTCTTTTGTCGACGCGTCGTTAGCGTACTGAATCATCTTCTCGCCGTCAACTCTCTTGTC